ACAACATCAATTTAGTGATGGTATCACTCATCCTGCGTGACCTAATTCGCTGACCTAATTTGATTGCCTTCCACACCCCTACAATCATATCCATTGCCACCAAAAATCCGATGGTAATCATCAGTTCTTTGATGGGCAAAAAGACCGTTGCAATACCCAATAACCACAACTTCACTTTCATCTTTTCTCCTGCTTTTTGAGATATTGTTTCAATAACTTTTCGTACTCTTTTCGCTTTAATACGATGGAGGGAGAAAGTCTTTTATTGACCACTTGTTGCGCCATTCTTTATATGAATTTGTAATTAAAAAGTTACTCTTTCCGTATGGATTTCTGTCAGGGAAAATGTTGTTGTCTGTATTATTGGTGTATTCAGGAAACAACGTTGAATTATAGCACAAATAATCAACCATTCGTTTGGTGTACCAACGTGCGTTCTGACGTGCAGCTTCCTTCAATGATTCCATTTCGGGTTTAGTAACTGGAGTTGTGTCCTCACTTTGTCTGCTTACCAAGTTACCATTGTCGTGCTTGTACAAAAGTGATGGATAAAGTTCCACCATTGTCCACCACAACACCACCTTTAACACGTATTCATTGAGCAATGTTTCGTAATCTCCAGTCAACGTGCCACCACTCACATCAGCTTTCAATTTCACAGTCAAATTTGTACCCAAAAAGTTGGTCAAATACTTATCTTGTGCAAGATAAATGGCAGGTCTAATGAGATTGGGATCAACTGCATCCGTTAACGGAGTGAACTTCTTTATGTAGTCCTCATTTATGAGTAATATTTCTTGTGGTATTGGCATTTTAATTCGTTTTAATTATCCGTATTTTAGTGAACCTCTTCCTGGTCTATTGATTGGCGCAGTACCTTCGATTCCTTTCTTTGGAACATATGGGTTATTACCTACACGCTTATCGTTTTCAAGACCTTCATTAGGTAAAATCCTTCCTTTGCTATCTCTTTTTCTTACGTAAATTTGACGCTTGAAATAATGATGGCAATAGGCCCCCCCGAGGTAGCGAAAAATGGAATAAGTTGATTTCCCTGCAGGAGCAAAATCACCATTTACACCCCTATCACTCATACTCTCAATATCTTCGTATCTAAACACAGCACCTGCCTTTGACATTGCTACCATCTCAACGCAAAACTCACGTGAGTTAGCAGATAGATTTTGAGAATATGCATAACGTAATTTATACAATCCTGCATCACCCCATTGCGACTTATCACCTCCATTTGCATCAGACATTGATGGCATCTTATTGAACATTTCAGAGGTGAAATTCAATTCATTTTCGGGATCAGTAACTTCTTCTTCGCTTATCAATTCCCATTCCTGGTCATCTATGTATTCAGCTTTGATTTTAAGGTCTGCAATCCATTCCCTTCCTTCCTCATCTGTGAAATCGTTTGAACTTTGGCAAACGTGTGCAGTTTGTTGGTTGTTCACACGCTCAACTATTCTCGCTGCCCAATCTCTTCCTGCATCACCTCCCCATAGTTGCCAAGCTATTCTACCTGCCGTTGGAAATCCTTCCTCTCCATCTTCCCATCCGATTGCTTCCTTATCAACTTCGTGTCTTGAAAAGTAGCTATTCATTCTTTTGACAGTATCAAAAGATAAATTCCTTTTGTTGCTGATATCTCTTGCACGTGCAACCCCTACTTCAGTTCCTCCCCTTCCATATTCCTCACGCCACTTTAAACCTAATTCAGCTTCTGCTGCCATTTCGTTGGTTGGCTCAAAGCTTTCTTCTAAATCAACTTTTTTTTTTTGAACTACTTGTGTAGGATCAATTGCAACATCTGATAGGTTGTCAAAAATGTTATTGACTTGCATATCAGTCATTGTTGGAAATGCAGTTCTACAAACCGCTTTGGCTGATGCAATTGTTAATACTCCTGCAGTCGCTTGAGTAATGATTTCAAGTAGTGAAGATATCTGCGCTCCATTCATTGCTTGACTTGCAACGTCAACACTTGCAGTTGTTGTTCCTGCATCAGTTACTACCTGATCATTCAATAAATCATTTTGTACAATTGTACAATTAGCAACAACTCCAAATGATGCTAATAGTGTTTCAGTTGCATCAGTTATTAATCTTTGGAATGGCTCAATTACTTGACGTGAAAAGATGCGTAATGCAGTTTTCATTTCATCTGTATTCGAACCCAATCCACCTCCATCACGTACACCAAATAGCAAAGGTGATGTTACACGATGGCTGACTAAAATGCTTTCAATTGATTGGTCAACTAACGTGGTAAATTGCTTATCCATATCCGCAACTGGAAACGGAGTGAATTCAACACCTCTATCTCTTTCCTCGTTAAAGAAGGTCAACACTTTACCAGCGTTCTCTGCACCTTGAATAGATGCAGTCAACTGATTCTTTATCATATGTTGTTCCTCTAAAGAAGGTATTCCGTTGTTAAATGATGCAATTAATGAAGGAAAGAATCCGTTAAGAATCAAGTTAACTTGATATTCGCTCAACTGCCTCATCTTTTCAATCTCATTTATCGCACCAACATAGTCAGGCTTTGGATAGTATTCACTTCCAACCATCATATGGTGAACGAAAAGAACTTGTTTAGGTAATGCGTCTTTATGTTCTTCGTTGAACATTGCAATATACCTTGGCTCATTCTTTTTCTTTCTAATATTTGACCAATCTCTTGAATACCAAATACCGGTGATGGAATCATCTTCATCACTACAAGCCAAACGGCAGTTTTCAAATGGCAAATGATTCACTTGTGCAATGGTTGATCTATCCATTGACCAAATAACCTCCCAATAAAATCCTCCGTGAAGCTTCAAATCTAATGCAGTAGCATTGACAATCTTGTCAAGTGACAACCTTTTGATTTCGCTTACTGCTTGTGTTGTTGATGCAGTCATTTCACGTCCTGCAATCATATAAGATATTGAGTTAACTAATGCACCGTGTATTGGTGATTCGTTATATAGTTCAATCGTGTATTGTGGAAATGAGTTCAATTCCCCATAACTAACCCATCCCTTTCTATCTTCAGTTTCAGTAGGCGCAATCTTGACGTATTTCGCCATCTCTATCTGCGTAGCACCTACGCGTTGTTTTATTTCGTCTATGATATTAGCCATTGTATTCTATATCGTTTGGGATGGTTAGTGAAGGTTGGTCAAAGTACTGCGTTAGCGTAGTGAATTCAATATACCCACGCTTAATCTCTCCAACCACATCAGCAGAAGCAGGATCCAAGTTGCTATCTGAATTTTGACCATAAATAATGTAGTTGTAACGGCCTCCATCAACGATGAGAATACTGCCAACCGCATCATCTGCATTTGTACTAATTGACAACGTTGTGATTCTCTCATTGGTGCTTATTAGCGTTGGAATAACCGCAAATATTTCTAATGTTGTTTCGTTCTGAATCACTAACAAGTAATCCGTGAACGAAGATAAAAGCAAAACCCCCTCCTCTAAAGAGAGAAGGAGGGTTTGCGAGGCGGTATTGGTTTGCAAGTAATTCATTTACTTACAAAGATAATTAAACGTACGTAGTTGAGACAGTAATTCCTGCGAAGTTATCGAAAGGAATTGAAGTGAATGACTCCAATCTATAAGCCTTATTTTTTTCTTCAGCAGTCAATGTAATTGTGTAGCCATTCAAATCACCTTTAGCAACGCCAGTAGCGGTTGATGCAGCAGTTACTTCAGCACCATCCATACGACCTACCATCCAAATGTTGTCGTTGTTGTCTTGTACAAAAACAACCAAACGATTTTTTCCAAGCAACTCTAATTGCTTTCTGCGTGGAGCAGACAATTTGAAGAATGTTGCAGTTACCGTTTGAGTGTAAAAAATTGTTCCGTTCTCAACACTTGATGCTACTTCTTCTGTGAAGCTACCAGTGTGTTTTGGGCAAATGTATTTATAGATTGTTTTTGTAGGCAAAGCATCGATTTCCTCGGTGCTCGCATCAGCAGTTACACCAGTCAAAAAATCTTCGTGTTGCTGCAAGTAGATTGCTTTGATTCCACCGATTGTATCTTTACAATCAAGGTTGAATCCTGCTGTTAATTCACAAGCCATATTATTATATTTTTATTATTAGTTAAAATAAAGGGAAGGCAGACTTAACCACCTTCCCAATTACTTGTGTTTATTGATTAGGTGTTAGAACCGAAAACTACGTCTTGATACACACCAACTTGAACTCCAGTGCGGAATCTCATAGCCATACGTACGTTATCAGAAGCATCAGTCATCGACATATCAACAACTTTAACTTCAGCGTAATCAGAGTTAGCGTCAACACCTACAAATAAGTTAGAAGGTTGAGCAGCAATTACAGTACCTGCGCTGATACCTGGGCAAACGTATATATCGTATCCGTTGAATTGCAAGTTGAAATCAGAAGCAGCAGAGAACATTTGCAAGTAACCTTGAGCAGCAACCGCTTGACGATAGAATTGTGCAGTAGCACGATTCATATACAACTTTGTATCGGGTGAACCAATCAAAGCTGGAGGAAGTGCGGCAATAACTGCATTCAAGTTAGCAATTACAGTGCTTACTGACATTGTACCACCTGGAGAAGTCCAAGTAAAGTTAGCATAAGTTCCCGCGTTTGCATTGATCAATTTTTCAAATCCATCAAAAGAACGGTAAGTGTTACCAACCGCAGTGTTACCTTGCCAAATAGTGTACTCAATTGTTTCAGCAACTTTACCCGCAGCATATCCTATTAAGAAATCAGCGAAGTTAGTTGGAACAACATCA